GTTGTGCATTGATCTCAATTTCTGTATTAAATGTACTGAGTAAATCTTTAAGTGTAGTACCCGCTCCTACTGGATCTCCATTAATGTCCTTAGCTGGTTGATCAAAGATTGATGCAAATTGTTGACTATCAGTTACACGTTTTAATTTTAATCTATATAGATGTGGGAACCAAGTAACTGAAAATCCTTCTGAAGCACGACCTACATCTTCAATAACATAGTATCGAGGTAAGCTAACATCAAAATCATTAAGAGCAAAATCATCACGCAGGTGGGGAAGTTCTAAAACGTCACCACTAACTGGTTTACGACCAATATATTTGACAAAATCATTAATATGCACAGTCATGTATAGGGTGTCGTTGTCGATAAACAAACCGAACTGACTTAGATTAAAGTCGATATTTTGTACATTATACATGCCACGAATACGATAAATTTCAGGATCATAAGTACGATCGCGATTTTCTAGGAATAATAAATCCTGGATGTTTGTAACTGCTGTAGTAGCATAGTTTGGTTGAGATGCTGTGGCATTTGCCGGGTCGGTATTTGCACCTAAATATTTGTGCAGATATACGTCAGTCCCGCCAGCCTGAAACATTTCGCTAGCTTGGCGGTCTATAAACTTATAGTCCAACCCTTTTTCTGGTTTAAATAAACTTAATCTTGGCATAGTAACATATTTATCGATAGCTAAATATAGTAAGAGGACAATAATATGGATGATCTGCCGTCAACAACCCAATCAAATTCTACTGAAGAACGTAACAAAGTATTTGATTACGTAAAGCAAATGCTAGGTGACGGCATGGTTGAAGTTGAGCTAGATCCTAAGCATTATGAAACAGCCCTAGATCGTGCGCTGGTACGATATCGTCAACGTAGCCCTAATGCGGTTGAAGAAAGCTACATGTTTTTAGAACTAATACAGGATCAAAATGAATACAGATTACCTGATGAAGTTATCACAGTACGTCAAGTGTTTCGTAGAGCTATTGGCTCAAGAACTGGTATTGGTGCAGGCGGTACGCTATTTGAGCCGTTTAATCTAGCCTATACTAACACCTATCTGATGTCAGGTAGCATGATGGGTGGACTAGCAACGTATGATGCATTTGCCGGCTATCAGAAACTAGTAGGGCGTATGTTTGGTAGTTACATAGAATTCCTTTGGAAGCCCACTACACATATTTTAAATATCCTACAACGTCCTTTTGCACAAGGCGAGCAGATACTGGTACAATGTTATAACTATCGTCCAGATTGGGTATTGTTACAAGACATCTATTGCAAACAATGGTTACGAGACTATACTCTGGCAACATGCAAGCAGATGCTAGGACAAGCTCGTAGCAAATTTGGATCAATTGCAGGGCCTGGCTCCCCGATCACACTAAATGGCACTGCGCTGATTAGCGAATCCAAAGAAATGATTGATGTCTTAGAAAAAGAACTTATCAATAATGAAGCCAATGGTAGCAATGCCTATTACTTTATAACTGGCTAACAAATATTTTGACCTTGTAATAAAACTGTTATATACTGTAGCATCTTTAGGAGATCTACATGATTATAGGCGTCTGCGGTTTTATTGGTTCCGGCAAAGATACGATTGCCGATTATCTTACCAACTTTCACGGATACCGACGAGAATCATTCGCCAACAGTCTTAAAGATGCTGTCAGCGCAGTGTTTGGTTGGGATCGCACCATGTTAGAAGGACGTACAACACAAGCTCGGGCATGGCGAGAAGAAGTTGATACTTGGTGGGCAGAACGCTTAAACATGCCTAATCTTACTCCACGTTGGGTCTTACAGCATTGGGGTACAGAAGTTTGTCGAAATGGGTTCCATGATGACATGTGGATTGCCAGTTTGGAAAATAAATTACGTACTAGCAAGGACGATATTGTTATCAGCGACTGCCGTTTTCCTAATGAAATCAAATCTATCAAAGATGCTGGTGGTATTGTAATCCGTGTAAAACGTGGTCCGGAACCCGAATGGTATCGAGATGCCGCAGATATGAATGCCGGGGACCGTTGCATGAATTATGCTCTAGCTAAAAGCCGTATGGGCAAGCTGAATATTCATGCTAGTGAAACTGCTTGGGTAGGCACTAAATTTGACTATGTTCTAACTAACGATGATAGCATTGATGATTTGTATTCTAAAGTCCAAGGAATTATAAGTCCGGAACAAGATCACCTTGCCTCCAGCGAACCCCCTCTTTATGCAGGACTCGCTGGCAATTAGCACATACTGTTTTTAGGTTCGTAGGACGGCAGTTATTTAAATCCCCATCCACATGAAATACATTAAACACTTCTCGATGCGGTGATTTAAAGTTGCATTTATCACAGACATTTTTAAGTCTGTATCCGCTAGTATACCACCGCGGTATTTTAACACCACTGTTACAGTTCCCACACTGGCTTCTATAAAATGGTTTACCATTTTTGTAGTAATTTATCGCTACAGGACGTAAACCGCACGAACATAAAGGTCTCATGCTCATATTTAAGCCTTTTTAAGGCCTTTTATTAGGGCGTTAACACATACAAAATGTCCAAAAGCTATAAATACATACAAGAACATGTACTCATGGAGATAATACAATGGCTCAATTAAGTTCACCAGGCGTAAGCGTAACAGTAGTAGATGAGAGTTTTTATAACCCATCTGCTCCGGGCACAGTCCCTCTTATCGTTGTTGCCACACAAGCAAATAAAATGAATTCAGCTGGCACAGGCGTTGCCCCAGGAACACTTGCGGCTAATGCAGGTAATTTATATCTTTTAACAAGCCAAGCAGATTTAGGATCAACTTTCGGTATTCCTTACTTCCAGACTGATGCGGCAAACAATCCCGTTAATGCAGGCGAAGTAAACGAATATGGTCTACAAGCCGCTTATAGTTTCCTAGGTGTATCAAATCAAGCCTACGTGGTACGTGCAGACATTGATCTAGCACAATTAGAAGGCAGTGCTACAGCTCCGATTGGGTCNCCAATTGATGGTACATACTGGTGGAATACATCAACAACAAGTTTTGGTGTTTTTGAATGGAACTCTAATCCAGCTACTCAAACAGACGGACAAACATTTGCAAATCAAACAGTGCCAGTAATTACTTCATCAGCACTTACAACAGGTTCACCTAACTATGCTCCATTAACAAGTTACGGCGCAGTTGGTAGCTACGCAGTTGTGGCCGCTACAACACTTGCTACTTTATGGTATAAACAACCTAATACAGCTAGTGACGGAACTGCTGGTTCTACATCGGCCGCAAGCACAGCAGGTACATGGGTGCAAGTTGGATCAACAGCATGGGTTGAATCACAGCCTACAGCAGTTGGTAATATCCAAGCTCCAACATTGTTAAGCGGTGATACACTTGTAGTTAACGGTTATACAATTACAGGCGTAACAACTTTAGGTGGAGTAGCAACAGCTATTACTGCACATACAAGTTTAACAGCCAGCGTACAAAACGGTTATTTAAACATTTACTCATCAGGTGCTGATGTTGTAATAACAGGCTCAGCGTTTGTTAAGATTTTTAACTACACTGATTCAGCAGGCAACCAAAGAACAACTGGTACGTTTAAAGCGTTATCATTACAGATTAGCCCTCACTATAATGTTCCTAATTTTGGTTCATATCAAAATCCGTCATCAGTATACGGATACCCAAGTGGATCAGTTTGGATCAAGACAACTCCAGTCAATCTAGGCGCNAATTGGGATATTGAAAAGTATAGTGAAAATTCAGGTGCTTGGTTACGCCAATCAATTCCACAGTTATATCCAAATAATCAAAGCGCAATGGCCGCGTTGGATGCAACAGGTGGTGGTATTAATATCCCAGTCGGTAGTGTATATGTAAAATACAACGACGATGAAGCAACTCCTGCATACGCACAATTTAAAATCTATCAACGTACAAGCACAGGATCAACAACTGCTACAACAAGCATCATTGGATCAAGTACACTAACATCTGGTAGTAACACATTTACTATTACATCAAGTCAGGTAGGTAGTAGTTCATTGCCATCAGCAGTAACAGTAACGTTCACAGCCGCTGGCAACGCAGGCGATGCCGCAGTACTAGCAGCCGCAATTAATAATCAAACATCTGGATTAGGTAATATTTCAGCTACAGTAACCGGATCTAATCAAGTTAGCATCAGCCATATACAAGGCGGTGATATTCGTCTAGTAGATGGTACAAATACTCCTCTAGCAAAATTATTAACAGTTGGTACAACTACTAACTTCTATACAGATCCAACTGGAAATGCTAATAGCTATATTATCACAGCATGGGCCGCAACTAACTCATCAGGAACAGCATTAGTAATTCCAAGTCCTACTGCTCCAACTTCAAATCCAGCAAATGGCACATTATGGTATGACAGTTCTGTAAGTGATGTAGATATTTTAATTAATACAGGTAGTGCATGGGTAGGTTATTTGACTTCAGGTGCAACTACAATTAATCAAGCAGTTGGTGGTAGCACAACTGATCCAATGGGACCAATTGTTAGTGCAATACAACCTACATTACAAAGCGGTGGTCTTCCATTAGCCAACGGCGACCTATGGATTAACTCTAGCAATTTACAATCATGGCCAGAGATTTATCGTTTCAACTATCTAACTAAATCGTGGACATTGATTAACAACGAAGATCATACAACACAAAATGGTATTGTATTTGCTGATGCTCGTTGGAATGTTCAACCAACTACTGGTACTAATACAGGAACCGGTGATCCATCGCCAATCGCTACACTATTACACAGTACATTCGTTGATTTTGATGCACCAAATCCACAGTTATATCCAAAGGGAACTTTGTTGTATAATCTACGTCGCTCGGGATTTAATGTTAAGAAATATCACCAAGGTTATGTAAACACATTAGGGTATAACACAGCTTATACTGGTGAGCAAATGACTCATTATTATCCAGATCGTTGGGTAAGTGATGCTCCTAATGACTACAACAATGTTGGTGTATTTGGTACACATGCACAACGTGCCGTTGTTGTAGCTGCCTTAGATGCTACAATTAATAGTAACCAACATATCCGTAACGAAGACAGCGTAGTGTTCAACTTGTTATCTTGCCCAGGTTATTTAGAAACATTACCTTCACTAGTTGAATTGAACACAGATCGTGGACTGTTATCGTTTATTGTAGCAGATGCTCCTGCTCACTTAAAACCAGATGCAACATCATTGAGTAACTGGGGTAGCAATGCAAATAATGCACCAACAGATGGACCACAAGGTCTAGTAACAACTGATGCTAACACAGCAGTTTATTATCCATGGGGATATACAACTGATTTAAATGGTAATAATATCGTTGTTCCTCCAAGTCACATTATGCTAACAACTATTGCGCTAAACGACAGCGTTGCTTATCCTTGGTTTGCACCAGCTGGTGTACGTCGCGGCGGAGTACGAAATGCAAGTAGCGTTGGTTATGTAGATGCGCAAACTGGAGAATTTGTAACAGTAGCATTGAATACAGGACAGCGCGACACATTAGCAAAAGTCCATGTAAACCCAATTACATACATTGGCGGTGTTGGTTTAGTTGCTTACGCTCAATATACACGCCAATTAGTTGCAAGCTCATTGGATCGTATTAACGTAGCACGTTTAGTAATTTACTTACGTTATCAATTAAATGCTATTGCTATACCGTATGTATTTGAACCGAACGATACAATTACACGTAATCAGATAGCAGGACAGATTGGTCAGTTGATGCTTAATTTGACAGCAGAACGTGCTCTATATGACTATGTAGTTGTATGTGATACTTCAAATAACACACCAAGTAGAATTGATGCTAATGAATTATATGTTGACATTGCGATTGAACCAGTTAAAGCAATTGAATTTATTTACATTCCATTGAGACTTGAAAACACTGGCGCTATCTCAAAAGGCGTAGTAGTATAATTAGGAGAATATAAATGGCAATTTCAGCACTATCAAACTTTACAGTACCGTTAAACTCAGACCAAAGTGCGGCTTCACAAGGCATGTTAATGCCAAAGTTGAAGTATCGTTTCAGACTTAGCTTTGAAAACTTTGGCACTGGCAATGGCGTTACCGAACTAACAAAACAAGTTGCGGAAGCGGCTCGTCCTAACTTATCTTTCCAAGATCAGAAACTTGAGATTTATAACTCAGTTATTCACTATGCAGGTAAACCACAATGGGAAACTATTAGTGTTAAACTACGTGA